GTGAAACAAATCAAAAAACCACGTCTTACCGGCTGGATCGTGACATCGGCTTTTCTCTTTGCTGTTATCGGGCTGATTTCACCACAACAGCTTCCCGTCACCGTCTATAAACTCTCGCTTATCTCACTCGCCGCCGTATTAGGTTATTGGCTGGATCGTTCACTATTTCCTAAAGCTCGCCCCGGTTTATTCCTCGAACAAGGCGATGAACCTGTACCGCGTGGACGCTTTCCTGTTCGGGATGGTCACCACACTGTATTTGCCGCTGCAATGTTACGACGAGCGCTGATTGTGTCAGCCGTTTGCATCGGCGTAGCGATGGGGCTGTGATATGCGACATCTCCTTATCACTCTGCTTCTTAGTTCCCTGTTTTTTAGCGCTACGGTCTGCGCTGACATGGTCCCCCGTGCTGCGCAGGCGTACCGCAGTGATGTGATCCGCAGCGCACGGCTGGATTGGGGAATGAATGCCCCGATTGCGGATTTTGCGGCGCAACTGCATCAGGAAAGTGGTTGGAACCCACGGGCTGTTTCGCCCGTTGGTGCGCAGGGGCTGGCGCAGTTTATGCCGACAACCGCCAACTGGTTTAGCGGCATTGTCCCTGAACTTCGTGCGAATCAACCGTTTAATCCAGCCTGGTCTATCCGTGCTCTGACTGGCTACGATCGCTGGCTGTGGACGCGAATCAGTGCCAGCAATGACTGTGAACGCATGGCGATGACGTTGTCGTCCTACAACGGCGGGCTTGGCTGGTTACAGCGTGATAAGCAACGTGCGAAGATCGCCGACAAGGACATACTTCTCTGGTTCGATCATGTGGAAACCGTCAATGCTGGACGCAGCGCTGCCAACTGGCGTGAGAACCGCCATTATCCCGATCGCATTTTGCATCAATTAGCACCTCGTTATTTGAGTTGGGGGAGGGCGACCTGTGTGGAATAGTCTGTTTCTCAATAGCCTGAAATCCCTTTTTTCTCCACGTGCGGTCACCGCCCTGATTGCCGTTGTGTTGCTATTTACGGTCTATCTGACCGGCCGTAATCAGGGTTATCAACTAGCGCAAGCGCAGGGGGACATGGCATTGGCGAAGCAGCAGGCGGCATTCAACTTGCTACAGCAGCAGCAGGCCGAAACTCAGAATCAGCGATTACGTGCGGCGGCGGAGCAATACCAGCAGCAGGTAGCGCATGGGAACCAACTCGAACAGCGCTATATAGTTGCGCGCCAAAAACTGGCGGCGGATAACGCCGCTCTGCAACGGAGAATTGACCATGTTACTCAGCAATATATTGACGAGAAAGGCAAAGTTCAGCCTATGCAGTGCGTGTTTACTCGTGGCTTCGTGCAGCACTACAACGCCGCGTTCGGTCTGTCTGCTGGCGGTGCCTCAGATATTACCGCCGCTACCCGCCGCCCTGGCACAGCGTCCGGTTTCGGCGCAACCGCTGACACCGAATTACAGCCTTCAGGCGTCTCCCAGCGCGATATTCTCGCCAACATCAGCGACAACGGAGAGCGCTATCAAGCATTAAGTGCGCAGGTTAATGCGTTGCTGGACTACATCGAAGCGTTACAACCGACAGGGGAGGTAACACGTGAAGATTGAAGTGGAGTTTTGGTCGCTGGTCGGTCTGCTGTTGTCGTTTATGAGCTTCCTGTTTGCCGCTGGTCGGATTCTACTCATCCAGATTGAAAAGCGGCTGAACGAGCGTTTTGCTGCACTGGAAAGTGCTCGCCAAAAGAGCGAACAAGGGTGGACGCGGCTGGAGCGCGAGTTTCTGGAGTTCCGTGCTGATTTGCCGCTGATTTACGTGCGTCGCGAGGACTACATCCGTGGTCAGACGGTAATTGAAGCCAAACTGGATGCGCTTTACAACAAGCTGGAGCTAGTGCAGCAACGGTATTCGGGAGGAAATCATGGCTGATACGCAGGGTATCCGACAGGAATCGATGCGCTGGCATTTGCTCATCGCATTAAATAAAACGCGTCCTTATACGGCGAATGAAATGTTCCTGCTAGCCGTGATGCAGCGGCTGTATGTTGATGCCTCAGAGCCGGAGTTGCGTCAGGCGCTGGATTACTTGGCCGATCGCAAGATGGCGATATTAACTAAAGAGATGGAAGGTGTCTGGCTGGCGAACCTAACCCGCCTGGGTGTGGATGTCGTGGAATATGCAGTTGACTGTATGGTTGGCATCGCCCGACCGGAAAAATACTGGGATCGGTGAGTCGTAACGCTGGTTTTTCTTCTGCACGTTCTCTTTATCTGTGTCGTCATCTTCCTTTACGCCAGCACGGTTGTGTTGGCGTTTTTTTTATCTAAATAATTTTATATTTCATGTAATTAGACGTTTTTTCCAATAAATACTGTCGCTGTTTTTTTCTAAAACAGATTAAAAGCCGCCGCCAACCGTTATCCGGATACTAGCGCCATCAAAACAGGGCAGCACCAACACAGCGGGTGAAAGGATATGAATACCAAACCAATTATCGATGCGGTGATAGCCCGCCTTCAGCAGTATTTACCCGCGCGGCGGATCGCTTCCTGTCCAGAAAGTATTCTGATCGGGCCAGACTTCCTGACACCTGGAGATGTGCTGGTGGGATATCGCGGCTCCGAGTTTTCCGCACCGGAAGACGTGGATTCTCCGGTTCAGACGCAGCGACCTCAACTGATGGTTGCCGTGCTGCTGCCGAAGCTAGATGGCGAAGAGGGTGTGCTGGCCACGCTCGATACCATTCGTCAGGCGCTGGGAGGATACCGACTGCCTGACTGTCATCGCGGCATCCGGTTAGTACGTGACCGCTACGTTGGTTACACCGAAGGACGCTGGCATTACGTCATCGATTGCACTACAGAAACCCTTTTTATCGAAGGCCGCGAGCAGACGGATGGTCCGCTGCTTACCACGGTTAATTATGAGGAGAAAGACGCATGAAATACCGCTATACCGGCCCCGCCAGCGGAGTCACGCTGGCAGATGGTCAGGAAATTCTGCTTTGGCCCGCTCAGGTAACTGAACTGCCAGCAGATCATGAGTACGTGAAAACGCTGATCGCGCTGGGCTATTTGTTGCCTGTCGTGGGTCAGATTCTGGCTGATAGCGCAACGGAGGTGACCCTTGGCCGCTAATTATTTACACGGTGTAGAAACGATTGAAGTTGAAACGGGTGCTCGTCCGGTGAAAACCGTCAAGTCGGCGGTAATTGGGTTGATTGGTACGGCACCGCAGGGAGCGGTAAATGACGTCACGCTGTGCCTGTCCGAAAAAGATGCGGCGCAGTTTGGTAGCCAGTTCGGCGGTTATACCATCCCACAGGCGCTGGATGCGATTTACGATCATGGAGCAGGCACCGTACTGGTGATCAACGTGCTGGATCCGGCGAAACACAAATCCTCTGTGAGCGCGGAAAAAGTCACGTTTGATAAAGCAACGGGGACGGCGCAACTGGCTAACCGCGCTATCGCCAAGTTGGTACTGACGGCGGCAGAAGGTGGTGAGCCGTTTGTTGAAGGTCAGGATTATACGCAAGATGCTCAAACCGGTGTACTGAAAAACTTGGGTAAAAATATCGATGTTGCTGCCGTGGTCAGTGCGTCTTATGACTTTGCTGATGTCACGAAAGTGACTGCCGCTGACATCATTGGCAGCATCAACGCCGCGGGCAAACGCACCGGTATGAAGCTGTTGAACGATACCTACAATCTGTACGGCTTCTTCGCCAAGATTCTGATTTCTCCGGTGTTCTGTACGCAAAACAGCGTAACGACCGAACTGATCTCGTTGGCGGACAAACTGGGCGCGATTGCCTACATCGATGCGCCAATCGGTACCACCTTTGCACAGGCGCTGAGCGGTCGTGGCCCGGAAGGCACGATCAATTTCAACACCAGCTCTGAACGCGCTCGTCTGTGTTATCCGCACGTAAAAGTATACGACGCAGAAACCAACGGCGAACGCTTGGAGCCGCTGTCGGCGCGTGCCGCTGGTCTGCGTGCCAAAGTCGATCTGGAGAAAGGTTTCTGGTGGTCATCATCCAATCAGGAAATCAAAGGGATCACCGGCGTAGAGCGCCAATTGTCTGCGATGATTGACGATCCGCAGAGTGAAGTGAACCTGCTGAACGAGCAGGGCATTAGCACTATCTTCAATAGCTACGGTTCCGGCCTGCGCCTGTGGGGCAACCGCACCGCAGCCTGGCCAACCGTGACGCACATGAAGAACTTTGAAAACGTGCGTCGTACTGGTGATGTGATTAACGAATCTATCCGCTACTTCAGCCAACAATACATCGACATGCCGATCAATCAGGCGTTGATCGATGCTCTGGTGGAATCGGTTAACGCCTACGGCCGCAAGCTGATCGGTGACGGCGCGCTGTTGGGTTTCAAATGCTGGTTCGATGCCGCTCGTAACGAGCAAACTGAGCTGGCGGCAGGGCACCTGTTGCTTAACTACAAATTCACTCCGCCGCCACCGCTTGAACGTCTGACCTTTGAGACGGAAATCACCTCGGAATACCTGGTAACGCTGGAGGGCACTAACTGATGGCCGGGAAAATTGAAGTAAACCGTATCACCAACGCCAACATCTACATCAACGGTACCAACCTGTTGGGGCGTGCACAGGAAATCAAACTGCCGGATGTCTCGATGATCATGCAGGAGCACAAGGCGTTGGGTATGGTCGGCAAGATCGAGCTGCCTGCGGGTTTCGACAAGCTGGAAGGCGAGATCAAATGGAACTCCTTCTATCGCGAAGCGATGCTGGCAGCGGCGAATCCGTACCAATCGCTGGCGTTGCAGTGTCGCTCCAGCGTGGAACGCTATGGTTCCCAGGGGCGTATCGAGGAAGTGCCGCTGGTGACGTACATGACCATTATGTTTAAAAAGAATCCGTTGGGGACGTTCAAACAGCACGAAAACCCGGATTTCAGCAGCGCGTTCAACTGCACCTACATCAAGCAGGTGATGAACGGGGAAGACCTGCTGGAGTTAGATTACATGTCCAACATATTCATGGTAGGCGGCGTGGATCAACTGAATAGCTACCGCGCCAATATCGGCGGTTAATTCGGTCGTTATTGATTAAGGTTGGTAAGAAAGGGGCTTCGGCCCCTTTCTTATGCTCGCCAGTTTCGTTTTCTAATTTGCTTTAAAATCCTTATTCCTTGCAGCACGCGATACTGCTCCTGACATTTACTAAGGAGCTGTTATGCACACTGAAACCTATTCTCTGCAATTCCCTTATACCACCTCTGCCGGTCAACGTGTGGAGTCCATTTCACTCAAGCGTCTGAAAGTAAAAGATATCAAAGCGGTGAAAAAAATCAGCGATGATCCAAGCAACTGGGACGACGCCCTGTTGTCGCGCATGACTGGTCTGGTGCCGGAAGACATCGATGAGATGGATGCGCAGGACTACATGGCGCTGCAAAAACGATTTCAGCAATTACTTGGGTTGGATAACTCAGCCAGCGCTGCTGTGGAAAGCGCAAGCTCTGCTGGCGAGGTGGTTTCACTTTCAGCCGAGTGAGATTGATGCGTTGGAGCTGGACGATTTTGAACGCTGGCTGGATGAGGCCAGCGAACAGATAAAACGTGAGAACGGTGAGGAAGAGTGATTATTGACAGGAGTAATTAGGCCACCATCCACCCTAACCCGGCCAGCGACAGGACGCTGGTCGTTTTGTTCCTCACCACCTGTCTTCATTCTCCCGCTAATCGCCCGTCCTTTCCTCGCTTTTCTCCTTATTTGTGATGGGCAAACCAAACTGGAACGGCGTAAGCCACCGTCTCTAATCCGCCCCGCGAGGGGCTTTTCTGAATGAGAGTGAACCGTGGATATACTTTTAAACGGAGCCATGTTGGGCAAGGCGTTTAGCACCACACTGGATGACACAAAAAAATCGCTGCTGTCACTGAGCGATAGCCTCAAACAAGTACAGGAGCGGCAGCGTTCGTTTAATCAGTTGCTGGAGCGCTTTGGTGCTATCAGCGTACAAATCATGTTTCAACTAAACCAGTCGATCCGTGAACTGGAAATCAATCAAGAACGTCTGGCTCACAGTCAGTTGCGTCAGGAAACGCTACACGATAATCGTGCTGAACATACTGAAAACCCCCTGGAAATAAAGGAGACATTTAGCTCGGTGATGGCACCCATTGTGGAGTCGGTCACGCGCTATGCGTCATTTGAGGCGCAATTGCGCGACATCAGTGTTTCACATGCGATGTCGAGTGAGCAGGAAAAGGTGATGGGGCAGCGCCTACGTCAATCTTCACAGTGGGTGAACCAAACGCCGGATGCGTTGTTAAGCGGTGCAGGACAATTGCTTGATAGCGGGATGTCTGCGGATCAGGCAACGGATGTTGTGACGGTGTTGGGGAAAACCTCAACGGCCTCCGGTACTGCACTGTCCGATCTTACTGAACTCGCAACCACGCTGGATGATGTGTTTAACCTGAAAGGGGCGAAGACATTGGAGGAATCCTTCTCCCGGATGCTGGCAGGCACTAAACAGGGTTTCTCCATGGCATCGATGGCGCAATATGTCCCCGCGCTGGCTCCGGGTTTTACGGCGATGGGCGCGACGGGTGATCAGGCATTGAGCCAACTGGTTTCCAGTCTTAGTGCCACGAAGGGCACGGATACGGAAGCAAACGCGGCTGCGCAACTGGGTAGCTTTTTGCATGCCGTGGGGCGAACAGACATTGCCGACAGCTACCGTAGCGCGGGTGTGAATTATAACGCGTCGCTGAAAAGCCACATGCAAGACGGATATTCGCAGTACGACGCTGCGGTTTTGATCGGTAATCAGCTTATCGATAGTAAAGGCAGTCAATTCCAGCAACTGTGGGCCCGGGGCGCGGGCAATGTGGATGCGCAGCAACGTTTAATGCAGCGTTACGGATTGCAGGAGGTATTCCGCACGCCAGAAGCGGTGAATCACGCACTATCGATGAAGCAGAACTGGAAAAGCTATCAATCTAACCAGCAGGCGATGAACGGCCCGGCCGCCACGCAAACGCTGGGTAGCGACTTTGCCCGGCGAAACGACACACTGACCGCGCGCTGGAATCGAATGACAACGTCGTTGATGAATATTGCGCTTAACGTGGGGGAGGCGCTAACGCCGGTGCTGGTTTCTCTGAGTGATGCGCTGATCCCTATTTTGGACCAACTGGTGACCTGGACGGCCGCGAACCCTGAGTTAGTGCGCGGTATCGTGATGACGGTTGCAGGTTTTTTTATATTTGGAAAGGCGGTAATTGGCGCGAAGCAGGGAATTACCTCGCTGCTATCCGCGTTGCAGAAACTTTGGGACGGTATTTTACAGGTTAAGCTTGGCTGGCAACTGTTCAGCGCAGGATTAAGAACGACGGGTTTCTTACAGGGTATTGGTGCGATGTTGAATGGGGTGGCTAGCGGAGCCGGAACATTAGCACGCATGCTCGGGGGCGTGTTGCGTAGCGGCTTGATGATAGCAGGTCGGGCGGTTTTGTTTCTGGGACGAATGCTGCTGATGAATCCGATTGGCCTGACAGTAACGGCAATCGCGGGAGCCGCTTATCTGATTTACCGATACTGGGAACCGATTAGTGGGTTCTTTAAAAACCTGTGGTCACAAGTGAGTCAGGCTTTCAATGCGGGGTGGGAGGCGCTCAATAATGCTGTATCCGGCGGTGTAATGGGGATTACGGCGTTGCTATTCGACTGGTCGCCATTTGGCGTGTTGTACTCCATCTTTGCTGATACCGTCAGCGAATTGGGCATCCAACTTCCCGGTAGTTTAAGTGCACTCGGCGGCGTGATTATTGATGCCTTAGTCAATGGCCTGACGAGCGCTTTTCCTGAGTTGAAAAACGTCCTGAAAACGATCGACGAATTTATTCCCGATAGCGTTAAAGATTTTCTGGGTATTGGCTCGCAAACGGTCTCTCCTGTTACTGGCGGGCAATCTATCGCTGCGAGTGCTATCACCTCGCCCATTCTGCAACCTACATCGGCATCTGTTCTGTCGCCACATGAATTCGTGGCTGAAAAAGGCGACGCGCCAACCCCGCAACAGCGTGTCTCACTGGCACCACCTGCCGGCGGAACGAAGGGCAAGTCCGCCAACGCAAACCCTTCCGAACGTATTCAGGTTGCTTTCTCACCCACCATTTACCTCAGCGGTCAGAAGGCTGTGCCAACGCCTGAAATGACGAAGACGCTGACGCTCAGCATGAATGAGCTGGAAAATATGTTGAACAAGTTGCTCGCCCAACGCGAGCGCAGGGGGTACGCCTGATGTTTGCGGTATTAGGAAATATTGAATTTAACGTGATCGCTTATTGGGACGGTTTTGATGCGTCGTTCGGTGCAGATTATGCCGAGCATAGCCGCATTGAGGGTAAACCCGGTTTGCAATTTATCGGTGCGAAGCTGGATGAGATTCGTATTAGCCTGGCGTTTCACCAGCAGTATTGCACGCCTGATGTGGAGCTGAAGCGCTTGAATGAAGCGATGCGGGCGCATCAGGCGATGGCGTTGGTCTTCGGTAATGGGGATTATCGCGGCTGGTTTGTGATTACTGCACTCACCTCGACCAGCCAACATACCGATTCGAAGGGTAATGTCTTGGCGATGAATGCAGAGTTGACGCTGCGAGAATATATTGGCGATCCGAAGAATCCGCTCAAACCCCCTGCGATAAAGACCCCAGTTCCCAATGTCAGCGCAATCAGCAAGGTGGCCGAAAAAGTCAGCGACTTTGCGACGTCGCTGCGTACGGCCGTCACGTATGCCAAGAAAGCGCAATCAGCCTTTAAAGCGGTGAAAACTACCGTCCAGATTGTAAAACGGATGAAGAAAAATCCTGAAACCGCGCTCTTGCAAATTCCTGGATTGCTAACGCAGGTTGGGAATGTGTTGACCCCGTTAAGTGAGGTGGAACCGGCGTTTAAAGAAGTGGCGAAAACTATTTCTGAAGCGGCGGTTCAGGCAGAAAAGATGATGCCTGAAATTACAGCGGTCAATAAAGCGGCGAATGACGCACTGAAACAGGTCAAGCAAATGGTCAGTCTGCTACAGGGCGTTAACAGCAAAAACGTCATCGATACGTTGGAAGCCATTAGTAAGCAGGTTGATGCTGTCAGTGACACGTTTAAAAAGGCCGAACCTGCGTTGAGCAAGCTGACCGCTGAAATTATAAAGAGGGTTAAGTGATGTATCTCGAACATATCACCACACAGGGTGAACGGTGGGACACCTTATCCCATCTGTATTACGGCGATCCACTGGGCTACCCACGTATTATTGCCGCTAACCCACATGTACCCATCGTGCCGCTGTTACCATCGGGCTTGGTGGTGCTGATTCCTATTATTGAGCTGGCTGAGGCCAGTAAGACGGAGGACACCCCACCATGGCTACGTTAACTGAAAAACCATTCTCTCCCGGCGTGTCGGAAGTCCTGCAACCAGTGTTTACCCTGTGGTATCAGCAAAAAGACATCACCAATGATATTGCGCCGTATGTTACCAGCGTGACGTATACCGACAGCATCAAGAATGAATCGGATGCGATTGAGGTCCGACTTGATGATACCGATGGACGTTGGCTGGATAAGTGGTATCCCGGGACGGGCGATACGCTGTCGCTCAAGCTGGGCTATCGCGGTGAAACGTTGTTTAACTGCGGCACTTTTTCGATTGATGAGATTGAGGTCAGCGCACCACCCAGTGAGGTGGCGATTCGCGGCGTAGCGACATCGGTCAACCGCGCACTGCGGACCAAGTCAAACCGCGGTTTTGAAGATACGACGCTAGCCGCGATTGCGATGCGCATCGCAAAAAAGCATCAACTCACGCTGGCGGGAACGATTCAGAGCATCAAAATCGATCGCGTGACGCAATATGCAGAAACCGATGTCGCGTTTCTAAAGCGACTCGCCAGCGAATATGGCTATGCCGTGAAAGTCGTTAGTGACCAACTGATTTTTTCCCATCTGGCGACGCTACGTACTCAGGAACCTGTTCGGCAAATCAAGCCAACGGATGTTGCGCGTTTTTCATTGCGTGACACGATCAGCCATGTCTACAAAAACGCCAAGACGAAGTATCAGAAAGGGAGTGAAAAAAAACTGATGGTTTATGAAGCCAACGGTGGTGTGAAAAACGAAATGAAATCTGCTGGTGCGGCGACCAGCGCAGATACGTTAAAAGTTAATACGCGCGCGGCGGATGTCTCTGGCGTGAGGATGAAAACAGATGCCGCGTTGGATGCGCACAACGAAAAGCAGCAAGCAGGATCGATGACGCTGATGGGCAGCCCCCAGTTGGCTGCGGGTAATAAAATTGAGCTGGTGGCGTTCGGCCAGCTTTCTGGCCACTGGTTGATCAACTCGGCCCGCCATGTTCTGGAACGTGGCAGTGGTTACACTACGGAGGTTGAGTTGACGCGTGGGCCGGCCACGGCAGGTAAGCGAAAGTCGGACAGCGGGAAAACGCTGGTGACGTACCACCCGGATGGTAACGCAATAGCGAGGAAGGTCAATAGCAACAAGGAGAAGGTAGAATGAGTTTATCTCGTCGAATTGGCACGATAAGCGCGGTGGATGAGGTTCATGTTATGGTGCGCGTTCGTCTGCCAGAATGTGACAATCTGCGCACGGCCTGGTTGCCAGTGTTACAGCACAATACACAGAATAATAAGGATTATTGGTTGCCGGATATTGGTGAACAGGTTGAAGTCCTGCTAGACGACAACGGCGAAGACGGCTTGGTGCTGGGAGCAATTTATTCTGCTGCCGATGTACCAACGCTGTCGGATAAGGACAAGCGGGCGGTGACGTTCGCCGACGGTGCACATATTGAATACGATCGTCGAACGCATACGTTAACGATCAACGGCGGCGTGCAGCATATTGCAATTAGCAGCGGCACTGACGTGGTGGTTAATGCCCAGCGAGTCACTATCAATGCGCCGGAAACGACCGTGACTGGCAAGCTGCTGGTGCAAGGGCAATTCACTTACGAGAGTGGGATGTCCGGCTCCGGCGGTGCCAGCCTCGGCGGCGATGTTAGCATTTCCGGCAACGTCAGCGCCAGCGGCAGCGTCATGGACGCTGGTGGCAATTCCAATCACCACTCACACTAACGCGTTCTCTAAACCGCTTTACAATTCCTTTCTCTCTTCGGGGGCGACAATAGCCCCCTATGAAAACTCAATCTGTTTTTTGGCAACCGGCTCTGCAACGTTCTGGCGACATCGTCGAAGGAACGGCAGATATCCTGCAGGCGATTCACATCATCCTGCGGACACCCTGCGGCAGTGACCCACATCGGCCTGACTTTGGTAGCAATCTACATCTGTATCTCGATTATCCGATCGATCGTGCGATCCCGCATGTCGTCAGAGAATCGGTAGAAGCGATCAAACGATGGGAACCTCGCTGCCAGCTACTGGCGGTTAAACCTTCTGTTAATGGGGCTCACTTGACGCTGCTCGTTAGTTGGAAAACCGCTAACGGCGCGACACAGACCACGGAGTTGTTATGGCGCTGACAGAACCCAATTTTATTGAACGCGACGCGGCGAAGATTACCGCTGAAATGATCGCGAAATATGAAGTTGATTCAGGGAAAACACTCTATCCGGCGCAGGCCGAACGCCTGTTGATTAACCTCTTTGCCTACCGGGAAACCTTAGTGCGTAGTGCGGTTCAGGAAGCCGCCAAGCAGAACCTGGTTGCGTTTGCTCGTGCACCGATGCTGGATTATCTGGCAGAACTGGTCGGTGTTTATCGTTTGGCGGCACAGCCAGCGCGAGCAGAGCTTCGCTTTACCCCCGAAACGCCGTTAGTCAGCGATCTGCTGATCCCTGCGGGTACTCGCGTTAGCGCGTCGGACAGCGTGACTTTTGCTACCGACAGCGATGCGCTGCTGAGAGCGAACGGCAGCGGTGTCACTGTGCTGGCGACCTGTACTGAGCGTGGTGATGTTGGCAATGATTGGCTGCCAGCCCAGATCAGTACGCTGCTAGATGAGATTGGCGACAGCGATTTAAGCGTCAGCAATATTACCAAAAGCAGCGGCGGTTCCGCCGAAGAGGGTGACGATCGCCTGCGCGAACGTATTCAATTGGCTCCGGAATCGTTCAGCACTGCAGGATCGAAGCTGGCGTATCGCTTCCATGCGATGCGGGCACATCAAAACATTGTCGATGTCGCGGTAATGTCGCCGAAACCGGGCGAGGTGGTGCTCTATCCGTTGCTTAGTACTGGCTTGCCGGACAAAAGTCTACTCTCGCTGGTGGAGAGTTTTTGCTCCGACGAACAAGTTCGCCCACTGACTGATTTTGTCTCCGCTAAATCCCCCACGCAGGTGGATTACGCCATTAATGCCAAATTGACGCTGTTTAACGGCGAACAGGCCAGCATTGTTCAGGCCGCGGCGGAGAAAGCGGTACAGGCCTGGGTGGAAACCCGCACGGCAACGCTGGGGCGGGACATTGTCCCAAGCCAGATTATCGCTACGCTTTCCATCCCCGGTGTGTATCAGGTGGAGCTCGTTTCGCCGTCATTTATGGTGCTTGATGACAGTGAATGGGCGAACTGTACGGGTGTTAACGTCAGCATCGTTGGGGTATCGAATGGCTGATTCACTGCAATTGCTGCCATCGCCGCTGGCTGCTGACGCACGCTTTCGTTCGCTGGCGGAATTGGCTGACCGCTTTGATGACATCGATCTGAATACGTTGCTGGTTTATCTGGTTGATATCGCTGATGGCAGTGCCTTGCCCTGGCTAGCCGAACAGTTCTCATTGTTTGGTGATGGCTGGGAACTGGCTGAATCGGATGACTCCAAGCGCGCGTTGATCAAGGCCGCAATCGATCTGCATCGTAGCAAAGGGACGCCCTGGAGCATTAAAGAGATCATTCGACGTTTTGGTTTTGGCGACAGCACGCTGATCGAAAACATTGGCCGTCTGAACTACGACGGCGAAACCACCTATAACAACCTTTATGTACACGGTGATAAAGCAGCGTGGGCAGTTTATCGCGTGTTGTTAAAACAACCGATTACCAACGATCAGGCCAGAATGCTACGCAATGCCATTGGGATGTTTGCTCCAGTACGGTGCCATCTGGCCAGTATCGAATATTGGGAAGTGCCTATCCGCTACAACCGGACGGCGATATATGACAGTAACTACAATCATGGGAGCGCTTGAACATGGCGAATTTGTCAGAGAACCCACAATGGGTTGACGGTATTTATCAAATTGAAACGTCAGATCCGGTCGTGGGTGGACCGGACGGTGTCTCAAATCGACAGGCTAAAGAACTGGCCAGTCGTACCCGCTATTTGAAAAAAGAGCAGGAAAAAACAGGTAGCGATCTGGCGACACATGCCGCCGCCGCCGATCCGCATACGCAATATGCACCGAAGGCGAATCCAACTTTCACCGGCACGCCGAAAGCGCCAACGCCTGCAATTGACAGTAATAGCCAGCAGGTTGCGACGACGGCGTTTGTGAAATCGGTTGGCGCGACGAAATTGGCTAAAGACCAAAACGGGGCTGATATTCCTAACCCAGAACTGTTTCGCAGCAATATCGGCCTATCTGGATTTGACAGGATAAGTATTCGTCTAGGAACCGTTGATACTGAAAAGTATTTCAACTCAAACACCCCGAATGGATTTTATGTCGTTGGCGGTGATCCTGCCGCTTTAAAAATCCCTTTATCAGATGCATTTTTGAATTGGCAGGTTTTTCACGGAGGTGACGCTAGTAGCGAGTATGGTGTATTGACAATACTGGGATTTTTCAATCCACAGCGTGGACAATATCGGCAGTTCTATAAGATCCTCAAAGATGGGGTTTGGCAACCAGCGATCGAGTTGTTTAACGATTCGTGCAGAATTATAAATGGAGAGGTTTCTGCGCCAGCCAATCCATTTAAAGGTATCGGATTTTATAATGGGGACTTTGGTAACTGGCCATCTAATTTCGGTGTGGTCCTGCAATCGTATTTCAAGAGCGGAGGAAGTATTAGTTTAATGCAGGAGTCCGTTGCCGATGTATCAACGCAATACAGATTATTCGGCAGAAATGTAGTGGTAAGGGAAAATGGAAATGCTGAGTATGGTAATCCTGTTGAATTTTATCACACAGATTTTAAGCCTTCCTATGCTGATATTGGTGCTCTGGCAGCGAATGGCACAGCTCAAGCGGCGACTAAACTGGCAATACCTCGTACGATCAATGGCGTACCGTTTGATGGTTCGGCTAATATCGCGCTGACTCCCGCAAACCTCGGTTTGGGTGAAACTGTAGATCTCGCTGCTGGGGCTTTGGAAAAAGCTAAGAATGGCGCGGATATTCCAGACAGGGAATTATTTAACAGAAACATGGGTTCTGGCCGTGCCTATAGTGCTGCAATTGATATTGGTGGTGTAGAAGGTGAGTGGATGACGGCTGATTTTATCGGCTGGTTACGTGAGCGTGGAGCATTTTCCCATCCATACTGGGTGTGCAGAGGGTCATGGACATACGCAGGAAATCGAACGATTACTGATACTGGGTGTGGTCATATTAATCTTACAGGGGCTGTCGTTGAAGTGTTCGGTAACGATGGTAATCACACCTTAAGAGTAACAACCCCGTCTACTGCCCCACGATCAGACCATTATGAAAATTCACAGTTTACCTATGTATTCAATGGCACAGATTATTTTCCCGGATGGCGCCGAGACTATAACACCCAGCATAAACCCACTGCTGCTGATATTGGGGCTGTTAAAAATGCTGAGCCATTAGTAATTCTGGCCAGCCAACTTCCTGCTAGATGGTCAGAAAACCAAGAGGTTGGTTCGTTATCATTAGAAAATGGGAAATGGTTGTCATATATTTCAGTACGCCATCGTGCTGGTGTCGGTGACGATAGTAATCAATACGGTTTCGTCATTTTTGATGATGACATGGCGATGCCATCTAATGATTTTTATATACAGAAACAATACGCAGGTGAATGGCGAGAGCCTGTTAAGTTATATCACTCAGCGAACCTAAGTCCATCGACGATTGGTGCTATAACAAAAGTAGATGCAGATAATAATTATGTGCGACAAGGCTCATCAGGTGTTGTTTATAAAAATGATGATCTTGCTTGGAATAGCCCTACTGGCGCTTATTTGAAAACTAATGAAGGATATTCATCTCTTATTTGGCATATAGGGATGAATACCGGATCTGCATCATCTGCACAATTTTATTTTGATTATGCGAACGGTGGCTTAAAGTATCGTAGTTCCCGTGATGACTACGGTTTTGAAAAACCATGGGCACGCATTTACAGCGATCAAGATAAGCCTACTGCTGCCGATATTGGAGCATTACCTGCTAGTGGTGTTGCAATAGCGGCAACTAAACTTGAAACAGCGAGAAAAATAAATGGTGTTATTTTCGATGGTACTGCAGATATCAGCATTGCATCTGGATGGAACAAAATTGCAAGCGGTTCAGTGAATTACCCTCTTGTTAATTCACAAACAAAATCCTTTGTTGGAACAATTGATACAGGGGTAGCAACAACATCATGGATACATGACTTAAAAAAATATGCTGTAGTACTTTCTTCTGGTGGTGTTGAAATTAAAACTAGCAATCCAAATAACTGTAGTTGGGGGGCAAGTGCAGAACTTCGCTCTGTAACTCGGTTTTATGGAAATTCCACAATACTAATTGATGTCTTTACTTACGGACAAAGCTTACAATCAGGCGCTATTTCTAAATGGGAATTATGGGAGGTTATTTAATGAATGGTAAAGAAAATAACATTGAGAGTTTTTTCATTTATTCTGAAAGTGAGAAACTGTTTTATATTGGAGGAGATCCAACATTTTATCCTAAGGATGTAAAAAAAGTCTCAGAAAAAGAAATGCTAGATCTTGTTGAAAAAAACCATAACCAAGTGGCCCCCTAA